CGCCAGATCCAAAGCATCAGAGATACAGAAAGCTTTGGACGATGTCGCTGAGCAGTCGGCTACTGTGGAATCAACTCTTGAACGGCTTAACGACACCTCAAATGAGATCCGAACCAAAACCGCACTTATATCTGGCAACAGTCGAGAAATCGTACGGTTGCAAGGACAGATTAACACTCTCACCGCTGCCATATCAAAAATACGCGGCAATGATGGTGATGTAGCCAAAGCCAGTGCAGACCTAGATAATTTAAAGCAAGAAAAAGCAGATTTATTTGAAAATAGGATGTACATCAACGAAACTTTGTCGTATAATACAGTTATATTAGAAATGTTAAAGGATACTGGTATCAAAACCAAGATCATTAAGCAATACTTGCCAGTGATCAATCAGTTTATTAATCGCTACTTGCAGATACTAGATTTCTTTATTCATTTCAACTTAGACGAATCATTCTCCGAGACTATTAGGTCGCGCCACCGTGATTCATTCTCATACGATTCTTTCTCTGAGGGTGAAAAGCAGCGGATCGACCTATCCCTTTTATTTACTTGGAGACAGATCGCTAAGATGAAAAACTCGGTATCGACTAATCTGTTGATACTAGATGAAACGTTCGATTCGTCATTGGACTATGAAGGCATAGACAATCTAATGAAGATCGTACACACGCTGGATGATGATACAAACGTATTCATTATCAGTCACAAGGGTGAAATGCTAGACGGTAAATTTGCCAACCGTTTGGAGTTTACAAAAGAGAAAAACTTTAGTAGGATTAAATAATGGAAATAAGTGCTGAAACAATCAAGGTGCTATCGAACTTCTCCCAGATCAATGGTAACATTGTTATCAAGCCTGGAAATAAGATCACTACCATGTCTGAGGCCAGAAACGTTTTGGCGGAAGCGGTAGTACCTGAACAATTTGATACACAAGTCGGTATCTACGACCTTTCAGAGTTCTTGCGTGTCATTAACTTAGTAGATACACCGAATGTAATGTTTAAAGAAAACTTTATGAACATTGGTGGTAATGCTGGTCGGGCAATGGTTACGTATTATTACTCTGATCCAGAGATGCTTACCACACCTTTGAAATCAATCGTCCTACCTAGTGAGGACGTATGGTTTGATCTACCACAACAAACACTTGCTGCACTCAAGCAATCAGCTGCAGCATTTGGACACGATCATATGGTTGTTGAACCTGATGGTGGTGCTATTAAGATCTCGGTTGTAGATCTCGAGAATGCAACTTCTAATAGTTATTCTGTATTAGTGGATGGAGGATATAAATCAGAAAGCTTTAAATTCATTATAAATATTAGTAACCTCAAGATGATCAATAGTGATTATCAGGTTAAAATATCAAACGAACTTATTTCCGAATTCTCAGGTAAGGATGGTAATCTGACTTACTGGGTAGCTTTGGAAAAGTCATCAAAATATGGAGAATAAAATGAGTGATGATAAACAACTGGATCTAGAATCGCACGCACCAGTATATGACCTAGCAAACCGTGTGTGTCGTTCATCAGTTGCTGTGGTTGATACTATGGTCCAACGTGGCGCAGTAAAAGGCGAAGAGCTTTCTACTCTTGGACAACTTCGTGATCAATGTGTGCAGCTTATTCAAATGTGTGAAACATTCCAACAGGATTTAGCAGCAACACAAGAATAATTTAGGATATTATAATATTATGAGCAAAGATTTTCTTTGGTGTGAAAAGTACAGACCTAAAACAATATCCGAAACAATCCTTCCCAAAGCTCTAAAAGATACATTCCAAAAAATGGTAGAGACTGGCGAGATCCAGAACATGATCTTCTCCGGTACTCCTGGTCTTGGTAAGACTACCGTGGCAAAGGCAATGTGTAATGAGCTTGGGTTGGATTATATTCTGATCAATGGATCGGAAGAGGGTAACATCGATACATTACGTGGTAAGATTAAACAGTTTGCCAGTACTGTATCACTACAAGGTGGATATAAGGTAGTCATTCTAGACGAAGCCGATTACCTTAATCCACAATCCACCCAACCAGCTCTTCGTGGGTTCATCGAAGAGTTCTCAGACAATTGTCGATTTATTCTAACTTGTAATTTCAAGAATCGTATCATTGAACCACTACACTCTCGATGCGGTGTGTATGAATTCAATACGGCTAAGAAAGATATGCCGGAAGTGGCATCACAGTTCTTTAAGCGTTTAATCCAAGTACTAGAAGGCGAAGGCGTAGAACATACTCCGCAGGCAGTGGCTGATATGGTTTCTAAGTATGCACCTGATTGGAGGCGAACACTTAATGAAGCGCAACGACGGGCCGTCACCGGAGCAATTAGTGCTGATGTTTCTAGTAATAATAACTCTAATGTTACTGCTCTGATCCAGCATCTCAAAGGCAAAGATTTTAAAAAGATGCGTCAATGGGTTACGAATAATATGGACGTAGATACTTCTGCCATATTCCGTAAGCTATATGACACAGCCTTTGAATATATTGAAGGTAAAAGTATTCCACAGCTGGTATTAATTCTTGCTGATTATCAATATAAGGATGCTTTCGTTGCTGATAAAGAGCTAAATACAGTTGCATGCTTAACTGAGATAATGGCACAGGTGGATTTCAAATGAGATTAGTATTTGGTATAATTGTATTATGGCTATTAGTGTATGATAATGCCGCTATGTTTAAGCTGCTTCATAGCTTTTTAATTGGTCTATTACAATAGGAGAAACATATGAGCATTATTCTTTACACTCAGCCGGCTTGCCCGTTCTGCGATATTATGAAAGGTATGCTAGATAAAACTGGTTATACGTATGTTACTATTAATATTAAGGAAAATGCTAAGGCTTTAGAGTTTGTAAAAGAAAGAGGCCATAAGACGGTTCCACAATTATATGTGAATGATAAACACATTAATAAAAAGACTAACACTCAAGACTACACTGCTGACGAGCTATCAAAATTGATATCCGAATCACTTGAATGGGCATGGCAAGACAGCGGGATTGAACAAGGTATATAATGAATCCATTTGATTATGTAAATAGTGTCAGCCATACCAAGAAAGATATTATGGTTGACGATATAACTGAGAAAGGTTACAATAGCTTTACGATCAACCGGTCCTTAAGCTATTTCTACGATACGATTCAACTTGCTAACATCATGAATCAGTATCATCATCTTGATAAAAAGCTTCAATATCATTTTCTTATAAATACCATCAGAAAGCGTAAACGATTTTCGAAATGGAATAAACCAGAAACTGAGAGTGATATTGAGGTGGTTAAAGAATATTATGGGTATAGTAATGAAAAAGCTAAACAAGTCCTCCCCCTCCTATCACCTGAACAAATAACTATAATAAAACAGAAGGTGAATAAAGGTGGAAGAAGATAATTTTATTCAATGGGCTCCAACAGATATGTTGGAAGTAACCTTAAACGAACCAGATGACTTTCTAAAGGTTCGCGAAACACTTACACGGATTGGCGTGGCTTCACGTAAAGATAAAAAGCTATTTCAATCATGTCACATCCTACATAAACAAGGTCGCTATTTTATAGTACACTTTAAAGAACTGTTTATGTTGGATGGTAAAAAGGCCAATCTAGAGCTATCGGATATTCAACGTCGTAATACAATTGCCACACTAATGAGTGACTGGGGTCTAGTAGAGATCCAAGGAGCTGTAAATCTAGATTGCGCACCATTACGACTAATTAAGATCCTGCCTTATAAAGAGAAAGACCAATGGGAATTATGTCCCAAATATAATATTGGTAATAAGTAATAGCAGGGTTTACGTAAAGTAATAACTATGATATGATAAATAATGTTGAGTGCGGAAGACCGGCTCAACAACTTTCTTGCTTGTAAAAAGGAGATAACTATGACAGGCTTACAAACACTATTCCCACGTTCATCTTTTGTTGGGTTTGACCATTTATTTAATGAACTTGAGTTTACTGCAAAACATGCTCAAGACCACTATCCACCCCACAATATTCTTAAGACCGGTGAAACCGAATATCTTATTGAATTGGCTGTGGCCGGATTTAACAAAGATGAGTTAAATATTGAGTTCAAGGATCGTACCTTGACTGTGATGGGGGAACACGAATCAAAAGGTCGCGAGTACATTCACCGTGGTATTTCCACTAAGAAGTTCAAACGCACCTTCAGGCTGTCTGAGCACGTAAAAGTGCATGGAGCAGATCTTAAAGACGGTGTATTGTCAATTGATTTGAAATATGAAGTCCCAGAAGAAATGCGTCCTCGTAAAATCGAAATTGGTCATTACGAGGAACTAACAAATGACACAGACACTAAACAACTTCTTCAAGAAGCTAATTAATAACTATCAAATGGCTAAAGCAATCAGACAAACAGAACATGAATTGCGTAAGCTAACTGATGCAGAATTGAATGATATTGGTATTGCAAGAGGCGATATCTATTCTATAGCTAGACAGGATGTAGATATGAAACAATCACATCTTATCTCTCCTTTTAACCCTAACTTAAAAGGATTTGTCTAATGGCTTTTTTAGTAGATACAGTCACTATCGATCATCGTTCATACTTCCAAAAACTTTGGGCCGGATTTTTAAGATGGACTGAAGTTGTTGGATATAGCAGAGCAGCTACTCATTTTGCAAGTCAAGGTCAACATGACCTAGCAAAAAATTGTATGATGCAGATTGCAAAGCTGAAACGCTAATAGAAGAGTCATAGCAAAGGGGCTGTAATGGCCCCTTCGATCACAACACAGACACAGGAGAGAAAAATGTTCTCAACAGACTATCTTACAAACGTATGGATTGATGCAATCCAAAATGCAAAAAAGACTTGGGTTGATACTTGGGTTAAAGATGAATCAATGAGTGAGCCACTATACGAGTTCATTAAGGTTCAAACGGAATTTACAAAAAATGCTATGAAACAAACCAACGCATTTGCAAATGCAGCTGGTGAAGCTATGGCAAAGGTAATAAAATGAGTAATACTATGGCAAATAAAAACCCCTTTGAGATTCGTTCTGAAATGCTACAACTTGCAAAAGATTACATGGATCAACAATATCATATGAATCGCGAGTTCGCTGAGAAAATGTTTGAGGCCGGTAAGGTCACTATGGAGCAATGGCAAGAAGCCAATAAAATGTATTCTATGGATGAGCTAATGTCCAAAGCTAAAGAAATGTATAGCTTCGTTTCAGAGAAAAAATAATTCAAATAAAATGAAAAAAGGGGGTTTACAGCTCCCTTTTTTTACGATATAAAGGTATCACAAACAAAGGAGATACCTATGACAAAAACATTCGAAATTGATATCGCACACGACTGTCCACTTGGTGATTACCTAGAGGCCCTCGAAAAATACAATCTGAAAATCGAATCATTCATCGCCATTGGTCCAGGTGGAGGTAATCCCTGTATGACCCTTTCAGGATCTACTGAAAATATTCGCGAATATCTATCAGAATGTCACTTCCTCGATGATGAAGAAATCGACGAACTTTATTTATACTAGGGGTTTTCAAATCCCTTTTTTTATATTATAATACTCCGATCAATAGGAGAAATGCATGAGTTTTTATACATCAGTCGACACGTATATGAATCGCGTCGTATATCGTGGCTACAATGATAGTGGTAAACCAGTCAGCCACAAATATAATTTTGAACCAACCATGTTCGAATACTGTGAAGAAGAAACCGGATGGAAGTCTATTCACGGACACAATGTAAAAGAAAAGATTCTTAACTCCCCTAAAGATTTACGTGAATATGTAAAGCAGCACGAGGTTCCTGGCAGTAAGCCGTACTGTGGTATGGATCGTGCGGTGATGCAGTTTATTGCGGAAAAGTTTCCGGACGAAGTAAAGTTCGACGAGTCTCAGATCAATGTGGTCAATATTGATATCGAGGTTCACTCCGAAGATGGGTTCCCCACACCTGAAGAAGCACTTCATCCTATTACTGCTATTACAATTAAATCCAGCCGGTCTAATGTTTACCACGTCTGGGCGTGTGGCGAGTATGACGTAGAACAATCACCTCATAAACATTTGCTTATCCAGTATCATAAATGTGATTCCGAAGAGGAATTACTAATTAAATTTTTGAAGTATTGGCAAAAAGACTATCCGGATGTAATCACTGGGTGGAACATCCGCTTCTTCGATATGCCTTATATTATTAATCGTATTCTCCGTATTGGCACAATAGAAGCGGCTAAGCGTCTATCTCCTTGGAATGCAGAGCCACGGCTAAAGCAGGTACAATTCAAAAATATGAACCAGGATTCATATATGATTGTTGGCATTAGTCAAATGGATTACTTCGATCTGTTTAAGAAGTTCGGCTATGCGTACGGGCCGCAGGAAAGCTATAGTCTTAACCATATCTCCAGTGTGGTTCTGGGCGAACGTAAGTTATCATATGAAGAGTATGGTAACCTTAGAAATTTGTATAAAGAAAACCACCAGCTCTATATCGACTATAACATAAAAGACGTTGAACTGGTAGAACGCATTAACGATAAGACTGGCCTGATGGGTTTGGCATTTACCCTGGCATACAAAGCCGGTGTTAACTTTACTGACGTTATGGGTACTACATCTATATGGGATTCTATTGTATATCGGGAACTGAATAAAAAGCAGATTGCGGTTCCATCCATGAAACCACGTGAGGATCTGGCTAAACAGACCGTCGCGTTCGCGGGCGGGTACGTGAAAGAACCACAGATTGGTATGCACGAGTGGGTGGTTAGCTTTGACCTTAACTCACTATATCCTAACATTATTGCTCAGTGGAATATGTCACCAGAAACTATAGTAAGTAATATGGAAATGGATGTTAATGGTGATTATGCAAAAGCTGCTAACAATAGTCATTACCGTAAAGACTTCGAAGGCATCATGCCTAAAATCATTGTGGACTATTATGCCGAACGTAAGACCGTAAAGAACCAAATGTTGGCTGCACAAAA